TGATGGTGAAGGGCATTGAATCAAGATCTGTCCAAAGAGCGCGGGTAGTCGCACAGGTGCGCTATGCTGAGGCGGTTGAATCCTACGAGGCGATAACCGATAAGATCGAAAAGGAATTAACAACCCGGCAAGACAAAGAATCAACAGAGATCGAGTTGGCATTATCGCTTGTTGTGGGTTGGTCGTTTGGCGAATTCAGCGAAGCGCTATTAAATCAATTGTTGGCCGAAAACCAAGGGCTATCAATCGCTGTCATAGCGCACGCCACAACACCGAGTAACTACCTACAAAAAAAGTAACAGCCCTGCTCGAATATGCGACGGCTGAATTTTCCGGTGTTAAGCCTCACAAGCATGGGGGCAACGAAGCCGCGCATATAAAAGCATTAAGAAGTATGGGCGCAGACATACAAAGCGATGAAAGCGAAATGCCAGAATCATTGCGCTATTTGTTTGATGTGTTTATGAAGCTGAAATTCTCCAGGGTGCCAAATGAACATGGTGTTTTGTTGGTGGCCAGGGAGGTTTTAGACTGTCATCACATTGATTTCTACTCCAATCATACAGGGCTAGATTTTGAATGGTGGGAGGTTGAGGCTATACTGTCACTTGATGCGATATTTGAGAGGTCTGCAAGATAATGGCAACCGCGAATCTGACTGCTGTAGTCACCACAAAAGGCGCAGCAAAAGCCAACTCAGAACTAAAGAAGTTATCTAAGACTGCAAAAGTCATAGATATAAATACGAACAAAGCGTCAAAGTCGGTAAAATCGTTTGGCAAAAACGCGGCTACGGCTGCGGCTGCTATAAACGGCCCGTTGGGCGGAGTGGCGTCGAGAATAACGGCAATAACATCTCTGGCATCAAACGGAGCCGTAGTTTTTACGGCGCTTGGCATTGCCATAACATCCGTTGGATTTGCTGCGTTCAAAGGCACGAAAGAACTTGATAAGCTTAATGTGGCATTGGCAAAGTCTGAGGCGCTAATAAAGGCAACAGGGGGCGCGGCAGGGTTTACCGCTATTCAGCTACAAGAACAGGCACAAGCGCTCGCACTGGCTACCCTCGCAAGCACTGAAGGCATACAGAAAGCACAAGGCATATTGCAAACCTTTGATAAGGTGAGTAGCGAGACATTTACCCGGGCAATAGGCCTGGCTCAGGACTTGGCTGCTGTTTATGGGGGCGATGCATCAACTCAGGCAACATTGCTTGGGAAGGCGCTTCAAGATCCTGTAAAAGGCATTTCTGCATTAAATCGTGTAGGCGTAACTTTTACAGATACCCAAAAAGAGCAAATAAGGCTATTTGTTGAGGGTGGCGACACAGCGAAAGCCCAGGGCGTGATACTTGCCAATTTAGCCTCACAGGTTGCCGGTGCTGGTGGCGCAGTTGCTAAAGACTCTCTAGCAGGTGCGTTTGATACCGCCGGGCAGGTTGTTTCAGAGTTTACGGCCGAACTATCCAGGCAATCAGGCTTATACCCAGCATTGATCGGCTTCATGACAGATTTCAACAACGTTATCATGAATGCCCAGCAAATTATTGACCCGAGCAGCGATAGAAATCTACAGGCGCTTGTTACTCAAAGAGCTGAGGCGCAAGAAAAGCTTGCTGCTCTGGGCGATATAGGCTCACTCCCTGTTTTTGCCACTATATTTGGTGACTCTCAAGCAGATGCCAAGATTCTTAACAAGGAAATTGACGATCTTGAAGTTAAAATCAGACGCATACAGGATGCCAATGTCGAAAAGGCAAAGGCCGAGGATGCCGCGAGGATCCAGGGGTTAAAAAGACAGGATGAGATAACCAAGCGCGACCTTGCTGCACTCGACAAGCTGAATGCTGGAAAAGCACTCAAGGAGAAAGAAGTCCAGGACAAGCGTGATGCTGTAAAACGAGAGAGAAGCAAATTATCTGCACAGAAAGAGCTTGAAACATTGCTTGCGCTGAATAACACAGAGCTTGAAGCGATAAACGCAAAAGAACAACAGCGCTTAGATAAGATAAATAGCTTTAGAGCTGCGGAGTTGATAGGCGAGACTGAATTCCAGGCGGCCAAAACTGAAATTGAAAGGGCCGCAACCGACCAAAGAACCGAAATCGAAAGAGCCGCCACGGAAGAACGTAGAGCTATGGTGATGAGCTTGGCTGAATCTTTTTCAAATGACTTGGCTGGTGGGATTGTTGACGCAGCGGTTGCGGGTGACAGCCTTGGTGATGCCGTTAAATCTTCAATTCTTGATATTTCCAAAACTATATTGAAAGCCGGTGTCGATCAGCTTATACAAACACAAGTTATCGACCGAGTTACAGCAACATCATTCTTAGCAGCTAAAGTTGCGGAAACAACAGCTACCACAGCGCAGGCAGGGGTTAATGCCTTTGCAGCTACAGCGGCTATTCCTATTGTTGGGCCAGCAGCGGCGGCACCAGCGGCAGCGGCGGCGATAGCAGCGGCCACAGCGTTAAGCGCTCCTGTAGTAGCAGCAGCAGCGGCACGAGCTCAAGGCGGCCAACTTTCAGCGGGTCAGTCAACAACCTTCGCTGAAAAGGGAGAGCTGGAGATATTAACCCCAGCAAGCTCCAGTAGAATGCGCACAGCACAACAGATGAGGGGGATAATGGGCGAGTCACAACCTAGCAATCAAGTCAGCCTTGTGGTTATAGATCAAAGCTCAGGTAGCAAAGAGTTTACGCAAGAAGAGCAGGATGACGGTAGGATAGTTTTACTCATAAGAAACACGGTATCCCATGATGTCGCTAACCCTAACAGCGAGATTTCCAAATCATTTAGTGGTGCGACAACTGCGGAGCGGAGACGATAATGGGTGACGCAAGATGGCCAAGTTCTATCCGTCCATTAACCAGCCGCAACTACAGTATGGCGCGTGGTTCTAACGTACTTGAGTCACCTGTTCAAGGTGGTTTGGCACGACAAGCACTAAATTTTACGCTTGAGCCTGTACCATTTAGCCTTAATTTTTTGATGAGTGATAACGGTTACGCGGCACTGCTTAACTTTTACGATGTAACGCTGAATCACGGCGCAAATTCGTTTGTAATGCAGCTTAATAGCGGCACCGGCATTGTTGACCATCAGTGCATCATAAAGACAAACACATTCAAAGCTGTCAGGCCGTCACACAATAGCTGGTCTGTTTCTATGTCTGTTTTAGCTGAGTTGACGCCATCCCAAGAAGAGGTTTGTGACAATCTTTACCAGCTATATTCATGCTATGGCGAGCAATCAATTGACATTATAAACGGCTTTGAAACGTTCGTTCTGGGGGCTTATTTTGAATGAATTTGAGGCCTATGAGCTTTTACTGAACAGCCAGCCAGAGAATGAGCGGCAATTTGAAACGCTTATTTTAAGCCACAGCAAATTTTCGCAAACGTTTTATCTTGTTTTTGATTCCGTCCCGTTGACTGCCAAGTTGTCAGGGGGTGAAACTGTAACATTCCAGCCTGCAAACGTGTCATCTACTAACGCGCAAAACTCCAATGACCTCGATCAGACTGCAAGTTTTACCATCAGCGATCTTGATAATGTTTTGGATGACGAATTAGATTTGATACCGCTTGGCGATACCGAGTCACCAGTAGCAGGTTTTGGAATTTATACAACGGGCTTTCTAGACGCACCAGCCGACTTTGTTGAGTACACTGTGAAATCCATACCTCAGAAGAAAGGCGCGTTTACGCTTATGTGTGGCGCTCCTGACTTGAATAACGACGAAACTGGCGAGGTCTATGACCTTGATAGATTCCCAACGTTGAGGGGGCTGTGATGGAATTCTATATCGGTATGCCGTACAGCCTTAGATTATTTAATTGCTGGGACTACGTTGCAAAGGTTCGCGCTGATAACAACATCAAAACAAAGCTATTCAAGCCTAAAAATTTAGCTAATGCCTTTGAAATGATCACGGCAGAAATGAAAAAGATCGACAACGGATTAACACGGGTCGATAAGTTGAAGGATTTGGATATTGTCATTGCACACAAAAACATGGGGTCAAGGCCATTATACCATTGTGGAATTTACTATCAGGGCAGCGTTGCGCACTGCTGCAGAACGGCAAAGCAGGTTATTTTTCAGCCTTACGATGAGTTTATGGAAGTTTTTGACGGGGTGACGATGTGGCGATAATTAATTTTTACACTCGACAGCCTGATTCAAAAGAGTTTGATCTTGATGTTATTGAGCATGACGGAACGGCGCTTAGTTGGCTGCTTGCGAACATTGAACAAGGCGAGAATTTCAAGGTTTACGAGGGTGACATTAATCGTGAAAATGAAATAACCGAAGATGCAAGGCGAATACATGAAAGCACTGAAATCAGTGTCTTTATAGCGCCGTCAGCCGACCCTTTAACTATTGCAGTGTTCGTCGTTGCTGTTCTTGCGGTTGTTCTTTTGGCACCCAAAATAGCGCCACCATCAAACGTAAACCGGAACCAGCAAAGCCCTAACAACAAGCTTTCCAACAGGAACAACGTACCAAGACCAAATCAGCGGATTGTTGATGTAGCCGGGAAAATCAAATCTATACCGGACGTAATACAACTTGAGTTTGCGCGTTATGAAAACAATGTTGAGGTTAGAATTGGCTTTTATGGTGTGGCCAGGAATCAGTTATTAATTGAAGACGTTAAAGACGGGGATTCATTAATATCAGATATCGAAGGTGCAGCAGCAGGCGTTTACGAGCCATTCAAATCACCTAACAACGCATCCCCTGACATACAGATAGGCGACCCAATCAACGAGCCTGTGGTGGGTGTTTATCAGTCCTCTGACGCAATAGGGCAGACTCTAAAAGCACCGAACAGCGAAGAGCTTGAACTGTTTGCTAACACGGCAGAGATAATAACGGTGGCAAATTCTGCTGGATATCTTGAAGAGGCCACGGGCAGCACTGACTTTGCGGCGAGCTTTGAGGCTGGTGATGAAGTTGACTTGATCAATATATATTCAACAAAGTCGCAAGGTCTGTTCAGAATCGGTGACTTAACTCATACCGTAATAGCTGTAACAAAAGAAAGAATAACGTTTGATATAACAGGTGACCCGTCATGGGGTGATATTCTTGGCGGCGAACAAGACATGACAGTCTTGGGTCAAGCACGCGCATTTATAATTAAAATAACAGAAGAAAACATTCTTGGTAAATTCAAAGTATCATCAATAAAAATCGATAAATTGCTTGTGAATGTTTACGCACAAAACGGGATGTACAAGGAAGGTGCAGGCGGCAGGCAGCAAGCGTCAGTTGATTATGATGTATTTTACCAAAAGCTTGCAGATGATGGACAAACACCAGTTGGCCCAGAAACATCAGTCCGTCAAACGATAACGGGTCGCAAT